GACGATGCCGACTTGGAGCCGGTCGACTTGGACCCGCCCGCGCCCGAGATCGCCCGTTGGCAGGAACTTGTCGACCGCGAGACCGTCATCTACCACGGCGGCGATGCCGAGAAGGTCATTCCGTTTCGGCGGCCTGCTTGGGCTAGTCCAGACGGCGACATCATCGGCTCGTGGCTCGACACCACCTACTACACATCGGAACTCGCTCCCATTCCGCTGGAGTACGCCAGGGGCCTCGCCGACGAAGAAATGCTGAAACCAGCCGTCCTTCTCGTTCGCGCGAAGCTCTGCGGAGATGGAAGGCCGATAGTCGGTCTGGGCTTGGAGCGGTTCGACGGCAAATCTAAGAAGTGGATTTCCGAGCTTGGCCAAGGCCTCACTCTCGCAGAGGCCGAGGCCTTGGCCGACGTTCTGCGCGCCGCCGTTGCCCTTCACGGCGGTGGAAAGTGACCGCTCAGACCCCCGTCGTCGAATGCACCACCGGCCGTTGCGGTTACGGCGAGCCGTGCCGCTGCGACCACTACGCCGATTGGCCGAAGGAAAAGCCGAAACGCACCACCTCCTGTGTTCGGCATCCAGGTCGGTTCTACCGCGACGGCCACCGAGACGGGCGCAGCGACGCCTGCCGACGCCTCTGGTCACACCTCGACATCGAGGGACGTGTCCTAGCCAAGACCATTGCCACAGAAGGGGCTTGCACGTAGTGATCGACAACGACCACCAGGTCGCACAGGGGGCCGCATCTCAGATGCGGCCCCCTCAGTGGCGGCAAGCCAGCATCGAATGGGCATCCAGCATTCAACCCCGCAAACAAGTCTGGCTCTGGGAGAACAAGATCCCGCTGGGAACTCCATCCGCGCTAGCGGGTCGGGGCGGCACCGGCAAGACGACCTACGCGTGCCACCTGATCGCCAGGCTGTCGCGCGGGCAACTCCCCGGCAAGTACTACGGTGAGCCCCGCCCGTCGCTGATCTGGTCCGGTGAGGATGCGTGGGCGACGGTTTTGGTCCCGCGACTGATCGCCAACGGTGCCGACCTCAACATGGTCGGCCGTCTCAGCATCGCCTCCGACATCGACGGCGACACAAGCGAGGTCACGCCGAAACTGCCGCTGAACACCCCCACGATCTCGGAGGCGATCACCTCAAGCGGATCCGTCCTGGTCCTATTCGACCCGATCGCGTCCACGATGAACGGCGATCTGCACCGAGAGGCCGACGTCCGGGCCGCAGTCGACGCCCTTGCGCGGGTGGCCGAGGACACCGGCGCGGTGACCATGTTCGTCCGCCACTTCGGCAAGGGCGGCGGAAACGCCTCAGACAAGATGAGCGGATCGCACGCCTTCCGCGATGCGGTGCGGTCACTGTTCCTGTTCGCTGAAGACGGCGACCGCGTGGTGGTCAGTCAGGACAAGGGCAACTACGCCCCCCGTGGCGAAGAGTCGTTCGCTTTCCGACTGGAGAACGTCGCGGTCCCAACCGAGGACGGGCCGGCGGATGTGGCGCGGGTGGCCGACCTCGGTAACTCGGACGTTTCGGTGGCCGACGTCATCAACCGCACCCACGGAGACGAGGGCGACGATTCAGCCGAGATCGACCAGTGGCTCACCGACCTACTAGCAAACGGCTCCGTCAAGGCCACCGAAGTCTTCTCATCGGCCGACGCGGCGGGATTCTCCAAGGATCAAGCCAAGCGAGCGAAGAAACGTCTGCGCATCATCGCCGACCGTCCGCAGAATCCCGGACCGTGGTTCTGGTCGCTTCCGGCCGAGCAGGGCGCAGGGAGCACCGAGCAGGGAGCACCAGTTCACGCGCTCCCTGCGCTCCCTGCGCTCCCTGTGAGGTCAGAAGGGGTTGAGCAGGGAGCAGAACGGGGCAGGGAGCAGAGCGCAGAAGAGTGCTCCCTGCCCACGCCAACCACCCCTTCCCCGGCGTCAATGCCGTTACGTCCCGCGTTCGCCAAACCGGACCGCAAGCCCCGCGCCCGCACCCGCGGCAAATACCGCCCACCCACCGGACCCGACCGGTGCACCACATGCGGATGGCACACCCCCACCCAAGATCACGCCCCCACCTGCTCTACAGCAAACCAGGCAACAGCATGACTGAGCGCCGCGTCATCTACCCGAGTGAATTCTTCGACCGACCCGAACAGGAGACCACCGTGAGCGACGATCCCGCACCGGTCAACCGTCCCCTCACTGACGACGAACGCATGCTCATGCTCATGCTCGGCGTCCGCGTGATCGCCGACCAGGTCGACATCCCACACACCGCCGACAACTGCCCCGCCTGCACGGCGTCAGCAGCCGCACTCGACAGCTTCATGGAGCAGGGCGACGTGCATCTTCACGGCGACGAATTCGATTGCTACCTGTCAGTCGGACCGAACGAGAAGATGGTGCACGCCACCCGCGAGTGGCTCGCCTTTCACGCCGAACACCCCGAGGCCATCGACATGTCGCGTCACCGTCGACCCCTGGAGGGCGGCTAAGTGTCCATGCGCCCCTGCCTCGACTGCGGTGAACCCTGCACCAGACCCCGCTGCCCCGAGCACACCGTCGACACCAAAGCACCCGCGTCGGCGCGCGGCTACGACTGGCGTTGGACTCAGCTGTCCCGCCGAGCCCGCAAGCTCCAGCCGTTCTGCGCCGACTGCGGGAGCAACGAGGATCTCCAGGCCGACCACACCCCAGAAGCGTGGGCACGCAAGGCGGCGGGCAAGGCCATCAGGCTCAAGGACGTCGACGTCGTCTGCGGACCCTGCAACCGATCTCGCGGAGCCGCACGCGGCCCGTCAGGCACCAGGGGGGATGCCCCTGACCGACCCCAGCCAGACCCACTGGTGAGGCAAAGTTTGCGTCTCACACCGCGAGGTGCCTCGTGCTAGCCGAAGGTGGCTTTGCGGCTGCGGGCTCGGCTCTCGCCGGGTTCCTTCTTCGGGCGTCCGGGCTTGTGGTCCTTGTCGGCCGAGACGCCTTCCCAGACGGTAGGAGCCGTGTAGGAGACCTTGCCGTCGCCGTCGGGCGAGACGATCTTGAGGACGCCGCCCTCAATGAAGTCGTAGATCCCCTCGTCTCCGAACTCGTCTTTGACCGTGATGCCGCTGCTCTTTTGATAACTGACTGTGAAACCCATGAACTGAGACTGCCATGAAGGCAGGTCCGAAGGGGACGGTTAAGGCCGAGCCGCTGGACTTCTCAGATCTCCCGGAGGGCCGTGCGGAGCGTCGCTTGGCGTTCATCGCCAAGTATCTCGTCGTCCCGAAGGGTGTCGGCGCCGGTAACCCGGTGAGGCTGCGGGAGTTTCAGACCGAGATCATCACGGGCGCGTTCGCTCCCGGTATCCGAACGGGTCTGGTGTCGGTGGCGCGTGCTAACGGGAAGACGGGTCTGGCTGCAATGCTGGCCGTCGCCGAGCTGTTCGTCGGCCCGGAGTCGGCTGAGGTGTTGGTGGTCGCGTCCGATCAGCGGCAGGCGAACATCACGCTACGGATGGCCAAGCGGATGATCGAGCTGACGCCCGAGCTGGCCGAGCGCGCCCAGATCTACGCGGACCGGATCGTGGTCCCGCACAACGACGCCGTACTCCTGCCGTTGCCCGCGGAGCCGGGTGCGCTGCACGGGTTCGACCCCACGCTGTTGGTGGTCGATGAGCTGCACGTCGTGACCGAGGCCGTCTGGGAGGCCGTGACGTCGGTGTCGGGGAAGCGCCCTGAGTCGTTGGCGTTGGCGATCAGCACGCCCTCGGCGTCGCCGGATTGCATCATGTGGAAGCTCGTCGAGCACGGTCGCTCCGGTGATGACCCGTCGTTCTACTTGCGGGAGTTCGCCGCCCCGGAGGGCTGCACAACCGATGATCGTGGCGCGTGGCGGGCTGGTAACCCGGCGCTGGCATGTGAGGACCCGTTCCTGGCCGAGGACGGTCTAGAAGCCGCTCGAAGGACGTTGCGTGAGCCGGTCTTTCGTCAGCTTCGTCTCGGCCAATGGGTGACCGGTGTCGAGGCGTGGTTGCCGTGGGGGGCGTGGGAGGAGTGCCGCACCTTGCGCTCGGTGCAGCCCCGTGAGCGTGTCGTGCTCGCGTTCGACGGGTCGGCGTCTGGTGACTCCACGGCGCTGGTCGGCTGCACCGTCGATGGTCATCTGTGGGTCGAGGGGTTGTGGGAGAACCCTGGTGATCAGCAGTGGCGGGTGCCGCGGGAGGACGTTGGCAGCGCCGTCGACGTGGCGTTCGCGAAATACGACGTCATGGAGCTGGCGTGTGATCCGTGGGGATGGCGCTCGGAGATCGAGGAGTGGGCCAAGCGGCACGGGGAGAAGCGGGTGATCGAGTGGAACACCGCCCACGGTCAGCGAATGGCACCAGCCACCGACCGGCTCTATCAGGCCGTGGTCACCCAGGCAGTCACCCACGACGGGGACTCCCGGCTGGCCATGCACATCGCGCACTGCGTCGCCAAGCGCACCCCGATGGGCGACCTAGTGAGTAAGGACAAACGCGGGAGTCCCCGCAAGATCGACGCCGCCGTGGCCGCCATCGTGGCCTATGACCGAGCGGCGTGGCACCAACAACGAAACCGTAAGCGAGTAAGGAGTTTTGCCTCATGACCCAAGACGAACTGATCCTCCAACTGATGCAGCGCCTCGACGAGCCGGCTGCCCGGTATAGCGATCTGGATAGGTACTACCAAGGCCAGCAGCCGTTGGCGTTCCTGAGCCCGGAGGCGAAGTTGGCTCTCGGCAACCGGTTCGGGGTGATGGCGTCCAACATTCCCCGGCTGTCGGTGACCGCTCTGGCTGAGCGGCTGCGCATCACTGGCTTCGCAGGCGACGCCGATCTGTGGGCCGACTGGATCCGCAACGACCTGGATCAGACCAGCAATGTCGCGCACCGCGAAGCCTTGCTGCTCGGAGACAGCTACGTAATCGTGTGGGCAGATATGTTCGGTCGGCCGAAGGTGACCGTGGAATCGGCGAAACAGGTTGCCGTGCAGATCGACCCAGGTACCCGGCAGATCGTCGCCGCGGTGAAGCGGTGGGAAACGAAGACGACAACCGAAGGCGTTTTGTACTTGCCTGATCGGATCGTGCGGTTGCGGGCCAACCAGACTGGCGCTACCACGCAGGGCTACAACGTAGTCGACGAGCTGGCCAACCCTCTCGGCGCCGTCCCGGTCGTGAATCTACGCAACACCGACCGGATCATCGGCGACTATGGATGCTCGGAGATCGACGATCTCAAGCCGCTTGTGGACGCGCTCAACAAGTCGTTGGCCGACATGATGGTCACCTCTGAATATGTTGGTCGGCCACGTCGCTGGGCTACCGGCATCGAACTCACCGAGGAGCCTCTCCTCGACGAAGATGGCAACCCAGTCCTCGACGTAGGTGAACCCGTGATGACGGAGATCAACCCGATCCCCGAGGGACACCGGGCGATGATCTCGGAGAACGATCAGGCCAAGTTCGGGCAGCTGGCGGGTGCCGATCTCGGCGGCTACGAAGCGTCGGTGAGGGTGATCCTCGGGCAGATCATGGCGGTGTCCACATTGCCCGCGCACTACGTCGGGGTGTTCACCGACAACCCGGCATCCGCGGATGCACTCAGGGCTGCCGAGGCCAGCCTGACGGCCCGCGCAGAAGCACGGCAAGCCACGTTCGGGCGTGCGTGGGAACAGGTCGCCCGCCTGATGATCGCTGTACGGGATGGACGAGACCCCAACCTGATCGACGACATCCGTATCCACTGGGCCGACGCCGCTACCCGATCGGTAGCCCAGGAGGCCGATGCAGTGGTCAAGCTGTACCAGGCCGGTCTTCTCCCGGCCCCGTACGCGCTGAGCAAGCTCGGCTACCCCGACGACGAGATCACCAAAGTTCAAGCCGCGAGAACCGTTGTACAGCAAGCGAATCCGAATGCAGCTTAGCAAATCAACAAACACACCCGAAAGGAAAGCAGCACCATGACCGAACCCATCGAAGCCAGCACCGACGACGAATCGCCTGAGGAAGTCGAGACGCCGGACACCCCGGAGGAGATCGAGCCCGCCGAGGACGCCGACACCTTCCCTCGGTCCTATGTGGAGAAGTTGCGCCGAGAATCGGCTGGCTACCGCGAACGTGCTCAAGTGGGCGACACCTACGCCGCCCGGCTACACACCGAATTGGTGCGGGCGACCGGGAAGCTCGCCGATCCCACCGACCTCGGTTTCGACGAGACGCACCTCGACGACCCCGACGCCCTGGCCGCCGCGATCGGCGATCTGCTGTCTCGTAAGCCGCACCTGGCCAGCCGCCGTCCGGTGGGTGATATCGGTCAGGGTCCGGTGTCGGGCAACGGGTCTAGTGTCGATCTAGCCGCGATCCTGCGGCAACGCGCCCAATAGGAGGGGACCTATGAACATGTGGACTGACGCCTTCGACGACATGAACAAGATCGACTTGAAGTACGACGAGTTGTCATTGGACCAACAGCTAAAGGTCGTCGAGATCAAGGCTCTCTTGGCAATCGGCGCCGAGCTATCGCTGATTCAAGACTCGGGCATAAACCCCAAGTGGACTGCGCGCAACAACTAGGAGATAGCAATGCCAACGCCAGACATCTTCGATTTCGACGTCGAACGACTGGGCTGCTACGAGCCAGCCGACATCGACAAGATCCTCGTCGAGCAACCCGCGCTCTACATCAACCATCTTCGTGTCGCCCGCAGTATCTCGGGTTGGGCGTCCCGGTTGGAAACTGACCACGGCTCCTCGACCGACGAGTTCCAGAAGGGCTACGCCAAGGCGCTACGCGAGGTCGCCGCACATCTACGACAGGGCGACTACGTCGAGGGTGGAGCGATGATCATCGAGCAAAGCCCGGAGGAGGTCGTCGACAGCGAGGAATCACCTCCGAATGTCGACACGTCCCGAAACTGGTGACGTAATACACTGAGGGGGTCGCACCCGGTGTGCGGCCCCTTCTCCGTCCTGACGACGTGGGTACCAAATCCACTCAAATCGTTAGGACAATCCCGTGGTTGAATCCACCGCCGCCAACCCGCAGTTGCTCGCCGATCAGGTCTCCAGCCTTCTGGTGCAGCCCCTCGAAGCCGCCTCCGTCGTGCTGTCGTCCGGGCCGAGGATCTTCGACACCTCCGGCGTTCTCCGCATCCCCAAGCTGACCAAGTCGTCCACCGTGGGGTTCGTCGGTGAGAACGAGTTGATCCCAAGCGATCACGACACCACGTTCGACGAGGTCGTGTTGATGCCGACCGATCGCAAGAGCATCAAGGTCATCGAGCGGTACAGCCGAGAACTGGCCCGCCAGGCCGTCATCGGCATTGACGCCACCCTGAAGAACCGTCTCGTCAAGGTGGTCTCCGACAAGCTCGACGACGCACTCCTGGTCGGCAAGGGCCAGGCCACCAACGAGGTCCAGACCATCACTGTCACCGTGGGTAGCGGCACGTTCACGGTGACGTTCCGCGGTGCTACCACGTCGGGCGTCGCCTTCAACGCCGCCGCGGCGACACTGCAGACCGCCCTGCAGGGCTTGTCCACCATCGGTTCGGGTAACGCCACCGTCGCCGGCAGTGCGGGTGGCCCCTACACCGTGACGTTCGCCAGTGCCCTCGCCGCCACCGCCGTCGACGAGTTCACCGCCGTGGGCGCCGAGGTGGCGACCACGACCGAGGGCGAATCCGCCAACGGCATCACGGGATTGATCAACCAGGCGGGTGTTCAGACCGGCGCCCTGGATGTCACCAACGCCGACAGCCTCCTCGACGCGATCGCGCTGGCGTCGGCCGCCGAAGTCACCCCCAACCGATGGTTCGTCAACGGCACCGACTTCATCGCCCTACGCAAGCTCAAAGAGGCCACCGACTCCAAGAAGTACCTGCTGGAGTCGGACGTCACCTCCGGCCCCACCTACCGACTGTTCGGGATCGAAGTCCGGGTCACCAACAAGTTGCCGGTTGGCAAGGCGGTCCTGGCCGATATGTCCCAGGTGGCAGTGGCCCGCGACGAAGCTCCGAGCGTGACGATCCTGTCCGAGCGGTACGCCGACTACGACCAGATCGGTATCCGCGTGGTCACCCGCTACGACCTCGGTCTGCTGCACTCGGAGGCCGTGATCGTCCTGACGGACGTCTGATGGCTGAGGTAGACCCCGATGACGTCGTCACCCTCACCACCGAGGGTGACGACACTCAGGCCATCGCCGACATCGCCGTCCCGCTCATCACGACACTGGCCAAGGCATACACGCGGAGTAACGGGTTCACCGGCAACGAACCCAACGACGACATCGCCGCCGTCATCACCACCGCCTCGGCGCGGTTCGTCGCCAACCCGAAACAGGCATCGGAGGCGAAAACCGTCGGACCGTTCGTCCTCGATCGACGATCCCGCGGATTCGAAGGCTGGACGATCGCCGAGCAGCTCGTCCTCAACAGGTACCGGGTGCGGGCCCAGTAG